ATAACATGTGGTCACAGTAGTAAACCTGGACGCTCAAAAATCTTATGAAGGAAAAGATCTAGTGGTAACTTATATTAAACCTACATTGGTATCACAAGGTGATGTATGTGCTGGGAGTAAGTTAAGTCTAATCCCGTAAGATTAAGTAAGTCATCATATAAGATAACAACATGCTGATCTTTTCTCTTCATATTTATATACACTCTAAAACTATACTCATGAATATTCCAAATTTACTTAATTCTTTAAAGGCAACACTTCAATCTAATAATCCAAATAAAGATGAACAAAAATCTTTAAATCAAGAATGGATACATCTCAATATTTTAAAAGGATCTTTATTTAAAGGTCATAAATTTAATCTTACATATCAACAAACTGATAGTGGTGCAAGATCATTATTAATACATAATAGTTATTTTACTGGAGATGCATTATTAACATATTATTTAGATACAGATGAAACTGCTATAACATATCAATTACATGGCAGAACTCCTAAATGGTTACGTGAAAAGTTAAATGCAATGGGTAATATCTTAAATCTTAGTCCAGCAACAGTTTTACAAAATATAAAACCTGATTATAATTTAGTTATGGATAGTAATAATCCAAAAATAACTATTTATCCTGATTCATGGCATTGTAATTTGTATATGTATGATAAAGGTGCACATTTCACAGGTCATAGAACTCATATTGATGAATTAACAAAACTTAGAGAGTATTTTAAAACATTTAGACAGTATTTTAAAACTCATTCATCAGATGAATTAGTTACATTCTGTCTTTCAGCAAATAGGAATCTCTTTTCAAATCATACTATAACTATTGAAAAAGAATTAGTTCTAATATGACATATATGTCCTACTAACAATACCATTATATAATATCTATAAGATAGTGAGTATAATGCCAACCTAGAATTGTCAATATTTTAATTTAAGGTTATTAATTTTTGAGTGAGTGGAGAGGGGTGATTTTACTGTTCCTAATGGACGTAAGTGTTGTTTGTTTCATATCATATTGACAACAGCAGTAATCTGACCCTTTATTTTTTAATTAAATTTGTAATAAAATGAACCAGATAAGTATAATAAATCCCTATAAGTGGAATGATTGGTGGGTATTTGATGATGAATCAAAGGGATTAATAAAAGAACCACTAGTTGCAGGAGCTGATACATTATTAACTCGTTTAGCAGGAGATTTTGTAGAAAATTGTAGTATTATGTTTTCACAAGATGAATTTCCTGGATATGCTTTCTCTATAGAAAAGTTAGGAGAAGGAATGGGAGGAGGAACTGATTATATATTTGAGCATCATGGTTATGCTCATGATTTATGGTTATGTCCAGCATTATTAAAGTATTTTGATGATCCTCCAGAGAATATTTATTTTAAACTAAAAGTTGAGCAAAATGAACCCAGTGAATAGAAAAACTATTACTTTAAAAGATAGTATTATAAGAAATATAATTGATCCTATATTTACTAAAAATTTAAAGAATAGGAAATCTATAATGGATATGGTAGTTCAAGTATTTTCATCATCAGAATTGGCCCTTTTAATAGAGATATTGAGTAGTAATACTCTATATACTCCATTTGTGCAATTTGGATTTGTAAAGATTTTTCCACCAGATAGATGGAAAGGTAGTAAATATGAACCAGATATATTAAAAGATATGGGCTTATTAACTGATGATGAATGTGTATATGGGCAAATAATGAATGATGATCATTGGAATGATGATGGATTTAATCCTTTTCATGACAAATTTAAAGTATCTGTATTCTTTCATGAAGTTGATGAACCTAAAATATATAAAGAAATGATTACATTGAAGGTTACTGACTTAGAATTAATATCTAAAAATAGTATAAAACATTTTAAAGTTAAACCACAAAATAATGGCACGAATAACCATACCTCTTCTAAAAAAAGAGTTTCAAAAGTGGAATAATAATATTAAAGATGTAAAAAAAGATTTTGGATCTTATATGAATAAGAAATATCATTTTAAAGATCCTTATTTGGAACAATCATTAGATATTAAAAGAGCTCACGCATATATATACAATAATCATGTCCAAAAAACTGGTGAAGTTTGGTATAGTAAATCATCAAGTAATGACTGATCCTACTTTATCACTTCAAGCAAAAGCATTATATAGTATCTTATCAGTATATGCAAATAAAGAAAGGAAATGTTTTCCTTCTGTGTTTACTTTAGCTGATATAGCAGGAGTAAGTACAAGACATATAGGTAGAATTATTAAAGAACTTAAAGATAATAAGTATATCACAAGGGAAGGAAAACATTTTAAATTGGTATAAATAGTTAGTGTTTAAACTTACTCTAGCTATGTTTCTGCTATATATTTTAAACTGGATTAGTTTAATGCATTAATTTAAGGAAATTATTTTATTATATTTGAGAATAAGATAATTCCTATCAATGTTGTATCAATTGCCTAATGGAAGAGTTGTAGAAATGTCAGTAGAATCATTTCTAGAACTTGATGATCAAGCTGTACAAGAATTAACAGGTCTTGGACTTGGACAAACAATTGAAATAAGTAATCCATTTAATAAAAAATTCTCAAATCATTCTTCTTCTGTAATCTCTGAAGATGAAGAACAAGAAATAGAAAAAGACCTTACTAGTATAAATAAATTAGATAAATTAACAGATAAGGACTTTCACAGAGATGATAATTAAAATTTCTTAATACATTTAAAACCAACAACATGAGCAAAGTAAATATTCAGCCTGATGAATTAGGCAACGTAATCCGTGTATCTAAAAACAATCCAGAATATGGACATGTAAGAATTACACAAGATAGAGTAGTTTTTAAATCTAATGGATGGGTTAAAAGGTCTGAGCTAAGTACATTAATACATGGCAAAGTAGAAGATCTTGAAGCAATTGATATTGCTAATAAAACTGAATTACCAGGTAAAATTGTGGTAATTGAAAGGTTAGATCCATTTAATTCTGATGATCCTGATAGAGATATGAAAATTGCAGGAGATACAGGAGTCATATGTGTAAAAGATGATCAACCTATTTATAGAAAAACATTTTTTGTTCAAAATACTGAGACTCAAGATGAATTGATTGATCATACTAATAGAGATGAGATCAAAGAAGCACAAGGTGTAAATTCTATAGCTGAAACAGCAAAGAATAAAAAGAAAGTAACTATTAGCAAAGAAGCAATTGATGAAATTGTTAAAAGTACTGAAGAAGAAGAATTGGTAGAAGAAGAGGATGAAGAAGTTGAAGTTGAAAGTGTAGTAACTGAAGTAACTGAAGAGAAAGAAGATACCTTTGAATTATAGTCTTCCATGACTTCCTGGTAGTCACTGTTAATGTACCCACTTAATCAGAAGTTTAACGGTGCATTGCAAACTATCAGGTAAATTATAGCTAAAAACAGACAGTAAAACCATTTATGGACAGGTGCTCTGTGGATCCCTGGGCTATATTTTTTATTTATATACTTAACAAAATCTTATGAAAAACTTAATATTACTTAGAGGAGCCAGTGGCTCAGGCAAAACTACATTTGCAGAACTTTTATATCATATGACTCATAACTTTTATGGTGGACCTGTTATTAAATATAAAGATAGTCCTGATATTCTAGATTATTTTTGTGCTGATGATTATTTCACATCTAAAGAGGGAGAGTATCTTTTTGATCCTGCTAAACTATCTGATGCTCATGAAAATTGTCAGGATAGAACTAAAAAGGCTATGAAAAAAGAAATACCTCTTATTGTGATACATAATACATTCACAATGGAGTGGGAAATGGATCCTTATCTTGATTTAGCTGATAGACATAATTATCAAGTAACTTCTATTATAGTAGAAAATAGACATGGTTCTGAATCTGAACATGGTGTTCCTACTGAAATATTAACAAGACAGAAAGAAAGATTTGAAATAAAATTATAGTTATGACACAGAAAAAAGCAGTAATAGTAGATATAGATAATACTTTAGCAAGAAAGAAAGAAGGACCTGGATCAAGAGGTATATATGATTGGCATAGAGTAGGTGAAGATGCTGTTATAGAGCCTATAGCAGAGCTTGTAAGGAATCTTTATGAGAATTATGTAGTTATTATCCTAACAGGTAGAGATTTTAGCTGTTGTGAAGTAACTATGAGATGGTTAGATGCATCTAATATTCATTATCATGAATTACATATGAAGTCTGGAGGTAGTTATGAAAAAACACTATTAACTAAAAGCAGACATTATATGAATAATATTAGAGATCATTATGATGTTCAGCTTGTTATAGATGATGATCTTGAAGTTCTTAAATGGTTTAAAGCCATTGATGGAATATCAGTATTACAACCTATTTAATTCACTCACTTAAATTTACCCCTTATGTTTACTCCAAATCAACTCAACACATTAACTCAGAGACATGCTCATATTAATAATCATTTGCAAGAAAAACGTTATCTTTACCTAGGAATTCTGAGTGATTATCAGATAATTTCTAAGGATCTTACTCAACAAATTGTTTATACAAAATTGAATCCTTATCAACACTTTTTATTTAAAAGAGTATTGCACGGATTAAATGTATTTTCAAAAGAAGAAGTAGAAAAAATGCATTGGGATAAGAAAAGAAGAATAAAAAGAGTATGGAAACGTGCTCAAGATGAACTTAATCTTTGGAAACAGACTTTATGTAATAAATTAGCTAATGAAGTCTTAAGTATATTTTCCCGCAGCTCTTTAATTGAAGACATACTAAAAGTAGATGTATCTGACACAGATAGATCTTATATAAATAGGATGTCTTTAAAAGATCTTGGGATTAAATATGAAGATGTTATTATTTTCTTTATAAGTAAAGGATTATTACCTAATAATTTCTTTCAATTAAAGTGTAAATGAAAAAAAGTTACATCAAAAAGGTTTCTAAAAAGATGGGTAAGACAACACGGTCTTACTCAAAACAAAGGAAAGAATTCTTACTTGATAATCCTATGTGTTATGCTAAAATACATAATTGTACACTCAGAGCAACAGAAGTTCATCATAAACAAGGCAGAGATAAATATCATTTAGATCAAACTACATGGTTATCTGTCTGTAGAAATTGTCATAACTGGATAGAACTTAATCCAGAAGATGCAATTGAATTAGGTTATTCACTCAATAGAAACTAAATAAAATGAAATCCTCCACTATTAAACAACAAAAATTAAATCTTTATGATCTTTTATTTCACTTTAATGATTTTACCTCTAAATGGAATTGTTTCCAACGGGTAGATTCCAAACATTATTTTAATGGCACTAAGTGTAAAAAAGGTCAAGGAGAAGATATTATTGAAGCATATAAAAATTATAAAGATGAGTAATAGAGAAATAGTTCAAGCAGAAGCATTGCAAAAAACATTAGAAAATGATAGATGTGGTTTAGGTATATCTATGGGAGTTGGCAAAACTAGAGTAGCTATAGATCATTTAAAAAAAAACTATAGTCCTTTAATTACAGCTTTAGTAGTTATTCCTAAACTTACAGTAAAAGAATCATGGTTAGATGAATTAAAAAAGACTGATTCAGAGTTTTTATTAGATCATTTAACATTTACCACCTATTTATCAATCAATAAACAAGATCCTGATGCATATGATATTGTTTATTTAGATGAATGTCATAGTTTATTAGATAGTCATGAAGCTTTTTTATCTGTATTTAAAGGAAAAATTATAGGTTTAACAGGCACACCTCCTAAAAGAAGAGGATCAGAGAAGTTTAGAATGGTAAATAAATATTGTCCTATCATTTATGAATTTAGTGTAGATGATGCTACAGATCAGAATATTCTTAATAATTATCAGATAGTAGTTCATGAATTACAACTCTCTAAGCTGCATACACTAGTTAAGACAAGTAAAATAGGTAAAACATGGTATACATCAGAATACAAAGACTATGAATATTGTACAACCAGAGTAGGAAATGCTCAGACTGCTAAAGCTAAACAATTTGCATCTATTATGAGAATGAGAGCTTTAATGGATTACAAAACTAAGGAAAGCTATTTAAAAGGTCTTCTTAAGAATATAAATAGTAAATGTATTGTATTTGCTAATACTCAAAAACAAGCAGATAGAGTATGTAAACATAGTTATCATTCTGGAAATCAACATTCTGAAGAAAACTTAGAATTGTTTGCTGATGGTAGAATAAATAAATTATCATGTGTATTACAATTAAATGAAGGTGTTTCAATTCCTGAACTTAAACAAGGAATAATAATGCATGCATATGGTAATGAGAGAAAATCTGCTCAAAGGATTGGAAGATTATTAAGATTGAATCCATCTGAAACAGCTGTATGTCATATATTATGCTATAAAGAATCTGTAGATATGAAATGGATCAACACAGCTTTAGGAGATTTTGATAAATCCAAGATTAAATATTTTAACCCTTTAAATCCTGTATAATGAGTTATATGAAAGAAATTTTTGCAAGTATGATTAATGATAGAATAGCTGATTTTCCTGCAGAACATAGGAGTAATGATTATGATGATGAAGAATTTAAAAATCAATTTGATTATCATTTAGTAAAATATGACTTGTCACCTGGTGAGGAAAAGATAAAAGGGTATACTCTTGTAACTAATGAAAATAATATGGTTTGTACAGGTACATTAAAAGGTATAAAGAAATATATAAAACTGAAAAATATTTCTCTTGTTAGAATATTTAATTTTCAGAATTATTTAATGAATGATCAATAGATTTTGATCTTTACAATAGCCTAGATACAGGCATTTAATCCTATTTAAACAATTTTAAAATAAAGCCAATAAAATGGAGAAAGAAAGAGAAATATATTTAAAAATAATTAACATACTTATTAATTCATTTGAACATTCAGAAGAAGAACATAAAACACATGAAGATTCAATAGATTATACTCTTACCCAACAAGATGTAAATAATTATGGAGAGACTACAGATTCAAAAACTGGAGTTACATTAGGTCCTAGAAGCCGTGATGAATTAGGAAGAACTAAAGAAGCAGCAAGAATTGATAGACTTGAGACTATTATGGGAAATTATGAAAGTAAATTTGGACTTGAGATTCAATCATTACAAGATAAAATTGCTATTATTCAAAAAGATATTGAAACTTTAGCTCAGTTTAATACTAAAAAAGATATTGGAACATTAGCAACTCATTTAGGTAATATAAATACCAGAGTAGCAAATCTTGAAAAAAAGACTTTTGAGATCCTTCCTGAAAAGAAAGAAGAAAGTAAGAAGAGAGGTCCTTATAAAAAAAGAACAAAAGCACTTCCAAAGAATGTACAAAATGTAGTAAAAGTCATAGCAGATCAAGTAGTTCAAAATGATTTAGGTACTAAAACTATTACTAAGTATTTAACTAAGATTAATAATGTTCTTAATCATTCTAAAAACTTTAGTAAAGCTGTGATCCTTGCTGAGTTAAGAGATAAAGTATCAAGTCTACAATTAGCTAAATTAGGTGGTAGAGATACTTTAAAAGAGGTTAAGAAAGCCAAATGGAGGTTAGATGCCAGGAGGAGACGTGATCTTAAGATAGGTATTTATGGTGTTAAAGGCTATTGGAATAAAAGAAAAAGTAAACAGGCTAAAAAATGAAATTAGAAAGTTATTACTGTGATAAATGTGGGGATAATTTACTTGATATAGATGAGACTAATTATAAATGGTCTCTACAAGTATATTTTCCCAACATGTCATATAAGGATGTAAGACGTAATCTTGGTATAAGACATTTATGTACTGATTGTAGAGATGCATTTATTTCTAAGTTTCATAGATGGTTTAATTTCTATAATCAGGTATCAAAAGGTAAAATGAGGAAAATACATAAAGATGGAGAAAAAAAACGTAGATAGTAGAACCAATTGTGATATTTGTGGTATTGCAATTGATCCAAAAGAAAGTCACAATGCAGAACCTGTAGTTGAGGGAGGAAGATGCTGTACTGAATGTAATAATAAGGTAATAGCAGCTAGACTTGCTCAAGCTATGGGTGCATCAATTAAATTTAATAATAAGAAAAGAAATGAGAATAATAATAATATTATTTCTAATTAGTCTATTGGCTGTTGGATGTGGATATTCCCGTGAATGTAAAGGAAGTCCACTCCAAGAATATAATAAATATAAAGAATGAAGACTTATATAATCAGTGATCCAGGTGATGAACAACCTCAGTCACACATAATAGAAAATCATGACTGAAGAAGAAAAGAAAAGATCAGAAAGAGTAGAGATATTTTGCTGGCTAGCATTGTTAGCAATTGTAGCAGGTATGCTTATAGTGGCAGGTGTTTCATTAAATCAATAAATTATGAGAATATATACTAGAGAACAGGTTGAACTTGTTAGAGTACAATTTTTTAATGTTATAAATAATCGTCCACTAAGTGCAGGTGTTCCTTCTATAGCATTAGAAGATAGTCATTTTACATGTAAATATAATCATAAACTTGTTTGTGAATATGTACATCATTGTTTTATTCAATTTATAATTAAACCCAGAAAATTAAAAAATTCTATAAGGACAAAAATTGATGTTAGAAGAGAAGAATTTGGTAAATCATCTTCATCAAAAAATGTAAGTAGAAAAGGATTATCAAAACAGATCACTGTATATAATTTATCTAGTCAACAATGTCATGATATGTTTATGAAATATTTAAATAAGATATTATGAAAGAAAAATCCTGTTATTATTGTAAACAAATAAAACCTATATCAGAATTAGTGGAAATAGTAGTATGGGTATGTAAGGACTGTTTAAAACCTAAAAAGAAAAAGAAAAAAGATGAAGAATAATATATATGTATTTCTAACCAAAAAAGATGGTGAATTATCTTATAATATAAAGGCAATGGAAACTAAATACAACAAGTTTGTTGATGATCTTCCTGATGGAGCTAAAGTAGAAATGTTTGTTAGTGTTTCAACTACTAAAGGTAGTAGTGCTCAGTTAGCTAGGGTCCATGTTATGATTAGAGAACTGGCATCAACATTAGGATATACATTTGAAGAGGTTAAATTACTTTCTAAAAGAAAATCAGGACTCTGCATAGTAAAAGAAGGAACAGAATATTGTAAATCCTTTGCTGATTGTGATAAAGAAGAACTTAACTTAGTTATCCAAGCATTGGTAGAAATAGGAGACTTCACTAATACTAATCTACGGTAGTAGATTTAACCTTTCCCATTATACTTTCCATTTCTGATCTAACTGTATCAAAATCTTGATTTGCAAAAGCTTTTAAAGCTGGCTCAAGATCAGAAGGAGTTAATGCTTTATGAGGAATTAAAGCATCTTGTTTATAAGCTTCATAACGTAAATATTGAACTATTGTAGTTAATGTATATATATGTGTTTGAAACTCAGTGAGTGATTTCTCTTTATCTTCAGATGTAATAATATCATCTATTGCTTTATAAGTATTTACAATTTCATTTGCATCTGTATCTTTTAATATATAAATCATTACATTTTGCATGAGTGCAACAAATGATGCTGATATACTTAAATTATGAAGAATTTTAGTTTGATCTACTAACATTAAAGGATCCTTATTATCTTTAAAAATAGGTTTATCCTTTTTTTCTTCTTTCTTTTTCTTTGTCATAATATTTTTTTAATGGCTCTGTAAAAAGTTTACAATTTTTATTGGTTAATTTTTTCATAACAGGTGACTCAAGTACTTTAGTTTGTTCTTCTTTTGACATAAAACGTAGTGAGTTCATCATTATTAAAACAAAGATAAATAAAATAATGAAAAATGAAAGAAGTACACACATTTATGTTAATAAAGTCCTAAAATATTTGTATATTTATCTAATTCTAAATAACCAACATGTCCAAGAAAAAAGTAATGGAGATGACTAGATTTATTAGAGCTTTTATTAAAAAGTTTGAAAAAAAATATGGTCATTTTGTAGAAATAACAATAGGTGTAGATGAAAGTAGTATAGCAAATAATAAAAATGCATTAAAAAGTATTGAAACATTTGCAATATTAGCAATGCATCATAGACATCCTGAATTTTCTCATATCAAAAATTTTCAATATAGATCTAGAAAATTATCTTATATGAGACATTCTCAAGCATTTCAATACATAGCTTTTAACTGTGGATATTCCAAAGTTAGAATAGCAACTTTAATAAACAGGAATCATGCAACAGTAATTAATTCAATAAGACAATCAGAAAATTACTTGTATTGGGATTGTCCTGATTTTAAACAAATTTATTATCCATTACTCAATAAAATAGAAGCCTATGTGGGAGATATTTCAAATGTTAGCAAAAGACAGCCTATCACCAAATCAATTTTTACTTCTTTTGGGGCTGCAAAGAAAAACATCAGTTCCAATAATCAATCAACATTTGGAATTAAAAGCACTATTCAAAAATGATTATGTACAAAAGGTTGCAATTAAACAACAAGATTATTATGTAATTACTACTGAGGGATTAAAAGTAATAACTAAGTATGATTCTTATTTTAGTAAAGCTAAGAAAAAATCTAATACTCAAATCATGGGAAATAACTTTATGGATAACATAAAGAAATATAGGATGTTCTTTCCTGCAATGAAACTGCCAAGTGGTAAGCCTGCCAGAAACAATGTTAAGGTCTTAGAAGCAGTCTTTAGGTGGTTTTTCAGTGAATATGACTATACATGGAAAGAAGTTTTACATGCAACTGCACAATATGTTAATGAATATGAAGAAAAAAGTTACATGTATATGAAAACCAGTCAATATTTTGTAGCAAAACAAGACAAGACCAAAGTAAAGTATTCTGAATTAGCTGATTATTGTGATATGATCAAAGAAGGTCTAGAACCAGAACAATATTTTAAAGAAAAAGTAATATGAATGATGACAATTTAAAAAAAGCACCTGAAGTATTAGTTAGACTAGGCTTTGAGGATGTTATAGTTTCTAAAGAAGAATGTGAAAATGGTGAATATGAAAAACCAGATTCATATTTAGTAGGATATGAAGATCAATTAGGTAATGAATGTGAAGAAGATGGAACCTATTTAAATCAAGATGATGAGTAAGGTTAATAAACATTGGGAAGGACAATATCAATCCTTTAATGAAGCCTTAAAATATATGCGTGATAGACAGAATGGTAAGGAAAAATCTATCTATACTCCTTGGCCAAAATTTAATGATGCTGTTACTGATGGTCTTGAGTGGAATACATTAACTGTAATTGGTGGAAGACCAGGATCAGGTAAGACTTTAATTAAAGATCAGATTATAAGAGAAGCATTCACATTAAATCCTGATGATGATTTTAGAGTACTACAGTTTCAATTTGAAATGGTAGGAAGAACATCTGCTATAAGAGAGTTCTCATCTTTAACTGGTAAAACATATAAAGAGTTATGTAGTGCAGGTACAATATTAACTACTTCTGATTTTGATAAATGTCATACATATGCAAAAGGAAGAGTAGGTAATCCTGTAGATGTTATTGGTAGACCTTTAACTGTAAACCAGATGCGTGAACAAGTAGATATGTATTTTAATGAGCATCAGAAAAAAACCATTATAACTTTAGATCATAGCATTTTAGTAAAAAGAGCACCTTATCAAAATAATAGAATTGATATGTTATTTGAATTAGGTGAATTCTTTACAGAAACCAAAAGACAATATCCATGTATGATTATTTGTTTGTCCCAACTGAATAGAAATATAGATAATCCTGACAGAGCAGTAGATGGCAAATATGGTAATTATGTACTTGAGTCAGATATATTTGGCTCAGATGCTATGCTACAACATGCAGATACATTGATTGGTCTTAATAGACCTGCTAAACAAAAGATCAGACTATATGGTCCTGATAGATATATCATTGAAGATGATAGAACATTAATATTACATTTTTTAAAAGCCAGAAATGGTGATACAAGAATGAGTTTTTTTAAAGCATTATTTGAACGGATGGAAATTCAAGAAATGGATACTCCACCACAACAACAAAGAAGATGATAACAACAAAAGAAAATATAAAACCAAAGAAAATGACACCTGAAGATAGAAAACACAAGGTAAAAGAATTAAGTACAGAGTATAATAAGTACTTTGAAACCTTAAAACATGATTATCAATATGTTCCAAAGATGGCATATAGACCAACAGGTAAAGATGAACTTCATATTTCATTTTTTCCTAGTGAACTACAAAAAGGAAAAGATATTTATACAGAATTTGTAAGTATAGACTATGAATCAGAAGATCCTAAACGGACTCTATACTTATGGGAATATAATGCTCATTGGGAAGAAGAATATGAACTGATTGAAAGTAGTTCAGGTTTCCAAAGACATATTATACCAGTTGCAGAATTGAAAGTAATAAGTGATATTAATTCTAGAAATCCTAAAGTAGAAAAGATTTTAGAATTTAAAGAACTTCCTGATCCAGATCAATCAGGAGAAGGAATTGAGTTTCAGCTTAAAAGAATAGCTGATCAGTTAGAAGTATTAAGTTATTATGTAAAAAAAATGAATTAAGATGGCACATTCAATATTAGTTATTGCAGATGCAGGTACAGGTAAATCAACAAGTATTAGAACCCTGGATCCTAAAGAGACCTTTATTATTAACATTGCTAACAAACCTTTACCTTTTAAAGGTTGGAAGAAGAAGTATACTCTAATTACCAAAGAGAATCAAAAAGGTAATATGACTAATGCATCTACTGCACCAGGTATTGTAAAAGCAATGAATCATGTTAATAATAATATGCCTCATATAAAGAACCTTGTTATTGATGATTGGCAGTACATGTCAAGCTTTGAATATTTTGATAGGGCTAATGAAAAAGGATATGATAAATTTGTTCAAATTGCAGCAAATTTAGCTCAAGTTGCTAGGATGCCAAAAGACCTGAGAGAGAACTTATATATATTCTTTTTGACACATTCTGAAGATAGTACAGATATTAATGGTCATAGGAAAGTTAAGGCTAAAACTATTGGGAAAATGATAGATAATTCCTTAACTTTGGAAGGACTCTTTTCAATTGTTCTCTTTGGAAAAGTCACCAAAAAAGATGATGGAACTCTTGAATATTGTTTTGAAACTCAGAACAATGGAGAGAATACATGTAAATCACCAATGGGTATGTTTGAAGGACTTACCATACCCAATTGCTTACAATACGTTAAGGAAAGCATAGTAAGTTATGAAGAAGAATAAATCTATTAATCAACAAAATCAAAATAAAATGAACACAACTACAAAGAAGAAAAGTATGTTAAACACAAAAGACATGTCTGCTACTAGCGGCAGAATTAAACCAGTAATTGATCCAGGTAATCACACAATCAAAATCAATTCAATTACATTTGATCAAACTCCTTATGATACAGAAGCATGGAATATTGTCCTTCATGTTGAAACTGAGCCTGTACAAGGTGAATTTGAAGGATTTTTAACTGATTCTAATGATTCTACTTCACCTAGATTTAAAGGTCAAGTAGGAAGAGTAAGATTTGCTCCGTGGCCTTTCAAAGATGCTGATTTACCAAGTGGTAGAAAAATCAGTAGAGATACTGAAATTTTAAAAGCTATGATATATTTAGCTGAAACATTAGAAGTAAGAGATGAGCTTGATGCAATTGAAGCAGAAACAATTGAAGATTTTATGACTAATTGTAATAATATCTTTTCTGATTCTAAGTTTTTGAATGCATGTGTTGGTGGCCGTCAATGGGAAAACAAAGAAGGTTATATTAATAATGATCTTTTTCTTCCAAGAATAAGTAAAGATGGTATTCCTTTAGAAAGACTTCATGTAGATAATTCAAGATTACTTACATTTAATCCAGCTGACCATGTTAAAGAAATCAAAAAGAAAGAAAATGTTGCTTCATTTGAACCACCTACAAATGGAAATTCTGATTTTGAACTATAAAATGGTTAATTAGATTTTAAAAAAAGGGATTTCATATTGTTGAGATCCCTTTTTTTTATCTTTACTAATATGTTGAGTACTAAAAACTTAGTAATTACTGATGTAAAAATACCTAGTAATTGGGTATTTGAACATTATCTTAATCTGCCTGAAAAATTAATTGGCCAAGACCTACAAATCTATAGTATATTTAATCCTTCTGAAAAAACACCTAGTATGTATATTTTTCTGGATAGAAAATCCATGCAATATAAATACAAAGACTTTTCTACAGGGAAATATGGAAGTAAAATAGATTTAGTTAAGGAATTATTCAATCTTGATTATTCAAAAGCAGTTTTTAAGATTATACAAGACTATAATGAGTATGTCCTAAAGAATGGTATTTATGAACAAAAAGAATTTAAAGAACATAATAAATGGCATGTAGGACACTGTCATGCTCGTTTGTGGAATGAAACAGATAGAGATTTTTGGTTACAATTTGGTATAGGAACATCAATCTTATTTGAGTACAAGGTAAAACCCTTACATTACTATGGTATGTTCAAAGAAATTAAAGATGGTTATGAAAATGTACAAATTAAAGGAAAGCAATTGTATGGATATTTTGATAAAAATGGTGAAGTATATAAAATATATCAACCTCTTAGTAAAAAATATAAATTTATTAAGGTCAAACATCATATACAAGGACTTGATCAGGTAAAGTACAAACAACCTAATTTAATTATTTGTTCTTCATTAAAGGATGCAATGACACTGAGACATTTTAATTATAATGTTGAAGTCATAGCTCCAGATAGTGAGAACACAATGATCAAACCCTATGTTATAGAAAATCTTAAACAGAAATATAAAAAAATTATTACATTATTTGATAATGATGATGCAGGTAAAAATGCTATTAAAAGATATCAAGAAGTGTATGATATATCAGGAACATATCTTAATGTAAGTAAAGATATATCTGATGCTGTTAGAGATTTTGGTTTTAAAAAAGTTCATTTAGAACTTAAAACCACACTCAAAGATTGTTTAAATAAAGAAAAATGAAGTGGTTTATTCCAGGAAATGTACCTAGTTCCAAAAATGGAAGAAGGTGGACAGGAAAATATTTTATTGCTAGTAAAGCAACTATGATATATAAAAAGAATACTAAAAGTATTTTCCAAAAATATAAAGATAGTTTTATAAAAGAATTTTCTAAACATGCTCTACCAGTTAGAGTATGTTTTAAATTCATTAGAGGAAGCAAACATAAGTTTGATCATATTAATCCAGCTCAAACAATTCAAGATGAAATGGTTCATCATGGATGGATAGAAGATGATAATGCAACTATATTAATTCCTGCATTTGAAGATTATGAATATGATAAAGAAAATCCAGGAGTAGAAATTAAAATTTTAAAGAATGGAGATTGATACAATAGTATTAAATAAAAACATGTATATACAACTCAAGAAAATGTTAAAATCTAGTGATGAAGATTTTGAAATAGCTTGTGCAAATTTAAAAAATATTAAGGTTAGTGATAACATTATTTTATTGTTACAGAAACAATTAGTATTTGAAAAAAGAACTAAAATTCAAAATGAATTTCCTTTATCAGATGATAAGGATTATGGACTTCTTAGTTTATCCTGGGAAGCTATATTTAAAAGAGTCAAAGAAAATAATCCTTCTAATTTAGAAAAAGAGTTAGTAGAACTAGAATTTACAAAATTAATGCATTCTACATTACAAGGACTTGACTTTAATATGATTAAGAAACTTAAAATAGAATTAAAATGGTAGATATTACAAACAAATTATCAAGAGCATCTAAAACTTTAATCTTAGATGAACCTTTTTATGGTTTATTTATGATAGGATTAAACAAAAAATTTAGAACAGACATTTCTACTGCAGGGGTGAGTAAACATGGAATAGGAATACAACTTACTATTAATCCTGATTTCTTTATAAAACTTTGTGATAAACATCAAATTGGTCTTTTAAAACATGAACTTTTACATGTTTCATTTGGTCATTTGTTTTTAAGAGATATATTTCAAAATCATAAATTATTTAATATAGCTGCAGATCTAGAAATTAATCAATATATAGATTCAACATATTTACCTGAAGGTGGTTTAACTCTAGATTCTTTTCCAGATCTTAAACTTCCTGTAAGAGCAGGAACTAAAGTATATTATGATCTACTAGACCAAGCTTGTAAAGATGGTACTTGTCCTGGATTAAATGATGTTCTTAATCAAATGGATGGAGAAAGTCAATATTGTCATAAAACATGGGATGAGTTTGATGAATTAACTGAAGCAGATAAAAAATTAATACAAAAACAAGTTCAACATCAACTTAAAGAAACTGCAGATCAAACAGAAAAAAGACGTGGTACTATACCAGGAGAGCTTGCAGATTTAATTCAAAGATTAAGACACATTGAACCACCTAAATTTGATTGGAGAGGATATCTTAGAAGATTTGTTGGAAGTTCTACCATTACTTATACAAAAAAGTTACGTAGAAAATATAACAAAAGATATAATGAAAATCCAGGACTTAAAATTAAGTTCAAAAATCATATTCTTGTTGGTGTAGATACATCTGGTTCAGTATCAAATAGTGAATTAAAAGAGTTTTGGAATGAATTATGTCATATGCATAAAACTGGTCATAAAATCACTGTAGCACAGTGTGATGCTAGTCTTGCTGATGTAAAAGAGTTTAATCCAAAGAAAGATTGGCCTATTAAAGGAAGAGGAGGTACAAGCTTCCAACCTGTAGTAGATCATTTTAATAAAAACAAACGTGCATATACTGCACTAATATATTGTACAGATGGTGAAGCACCAGCTCCAGATGATTGTCCAAAGAATACCTTATGGTGTTTGAGTTCATGTTCTTCTGATAATGATGAGTTACCAGGTTTAGTAATCAAATTAAATTAAATAAAATTATGGCACAAGTAAATTTAAACATTGATGAATTAAAAGATTTTGTCAATCATATTATTAAAAATAATAGATTTCTTCAAGAGGGAGGTAAACAATCTGTCTCTGTTGAAGTAGTAGGTGAATCAGGTATTGGTAAAACTTCTGCTGTTGTGGATCTTGCTAGAGAAAATAAATTAGCATTTGTTAAATTAAATCTGGCTCAAATTGAGGAGCTTGGTGATTTAGTAGGATTTCCAACTAGACAATTTCAAATGTATAAAGAACATAAGATTTCTAAAGATACTAGTAATCAACTTAACTATACTGCAGCCCAGAGGGCTTCTGCTTCAGCAGATCTTGCTGATGCAAATCCTACTGTCACAAAGAAAGTAGGTAAGTGGGTGGATGAATTAGCAGTGCAAGAGTATTTAAAGCTAGGATATAAAATGACTGGTAAGAATAGAATGTCTTACTGTGCTCCTGAATGGATTGCTGATAAGAAAGCAGGAGGTATCCTTCTTTTAGATGATTGGAATAGGGCTGATATCAGATTTATTCAAGCTGTTATGGAATTAATTGATAGACAAACATATATTTCATGGGTTCTTCCAAAAGATTGGCATATAATTTTGACTTCAAATCCTGATAATGGTGATTACATGGTTAACTCTGTTGATGCTGCACAGAAAACTAGATATATTACAGCTAATTTAAAGTTTGATATAGATGTATGGGCAAGATGGGCAGAATCTGTTGGAATTGATTCTAGGTGTATTAATTTTATGTTATTACATCCTGAACTTGTTACTCAAGAAACAAATGCAAGATCCATTACAACTTTCTTTAATTCTATTTCTAGTTTTGAAGATTTTGAAAAGGAACTGAGTATGATCCAATTAATTGGAGAAGGTTCTGTAGGAGATGCATTTGCATCTATGTTCACTACATTTATTAATAATAAGCTGGATAAATTAGTAACACCAAAAGATTTATTAACTCATGATAATGAACAATATATCTTGGGTGAATTAAAAGGCTGTATTGGTGAAGGTGATGCTTATCGTGCAGATATTGCATCAACTTTGGCAACCAGGTTAGCTAATTATTCAGTAGTATATTCTCAAGACAATACAGTTTCACAAAAGATTACAGAAAGATTGATTACCCTTTGTACAAAAGAGTATTTTACTAATGATCTGAAATATCTTGTTGTGAGAACTATTTTTAATGGAAATAAACAGAAGTTTAATAAACTTATGATGAATCCTGAAATCATTAAAATGACAGTAAAATGAGTAAATCCGTACATCAAGAATTTGATAATGATGCATTAAAATTTTGGAATTTAGAAGCTGCTCCTCGTTATGGAGTAGCTTCTAATCAAGGAGGAAGAGATATAGCAACTATAATTATGTCTGATTCTGAACAAACATATATTCTAATAAAAGAACAATTTTCTCCTTCACATTGTGTATATACTACTGAAAAAAGAGCTTTTTTATTACCTAAATCTCCTATTTCTATTACAAGAATACGTGCTAACTTAAAAGAACATGGTATTGTATTGACAAATGATTATACTGATTGTGATCTTGTTATAACACATAGTAACTTTAGTACAGATCTTAGAGATGGAAATACTATTCAAACAAGTAGATTGATGGCTAAAATGTGGAATTATGATGCATTAACTTATGCAAAAAATAATAGTAAGATAGGTGAATATTTTGATGAGCATAAATATCCTGTAATATATGATGATAAATTTAATTTTAATTTATGGAATGAAGAATATGACTCTGTATTAGAAGGTTATATGTTCACAGGAATGTGTGTTAATTTAGCTCATAGAATTAAAATAGAATCTGTTTCAGTAATGTCTGTAAATGATGTAATTGATCAAAGTGCTACTAAACAAGTATTAACACAACAATTATTAGATGATATTTCAAGTCAATTAAATAGTGGAAATGAAGAAAATATAGAAATGGCAGGAAAATTACTTCCTACTATAGATTATACTAAAAATTATCATTTATTATGGGAATTAGCTCAAAGAACACAATCACGTATATATAAATTAAATAGAAATAAAGATGTACAACATTGGTGTGGAAAAGCAGATCTATCAGGTTTATATTATAGATCTGCTGAAAGTATGATTTTATGGTTAGAAGAAAATGAATTATTAGATCCTACTAATTTTAGATATCTAGAACCTATTGTAAGAAGAGAAATAAGAATTGATAATAGGAACTTATATGTTTTTAAGGTTCAAGTAAAACCTGAATATAGAAAATACATAAAAAATAAATCAAATGGAATACAAAAATAGAATATGGGAATTAAAATTTAATCCTCATCATTCAGAAAGCAATAGTAGATTATATGAAGAATGTATTGAATTACAATGTTTAGGATTATATATGTATAATAAACAAAGTTATGGTTATCATGAGCATGAAGTATCACATTCACTAAAAGAATTATTTAGTATAGCTTATAGTGATTCTTTATTACAAAATGCAAAAATTTATAGATTTCCTAAACTTACATTACCTAGAGATAAAGTTAAAATACTATGTGATAAATATAATGCTAAGGTAGTTAGAGATATAGAGGTAGCTACTCTAGCTGTTTTATCTTTAAATTATATGGATAATTTAACAGATCATACATGGGGAAAATCATGTGTTAGAAATCAAGCTGAAAGTTTTAAAAAATTTGAAGAAGGTATAAATAAAAATGTTTTTACACCTGGTTCAATTGATAAAATTGAAACTTTTCTAAATAATATTGGTCCAGAAGATAAAGTAAGATGGTATAATGCATCCTACTATTGGAGTAAGGATGTGGGTAAAATAGTTAAAGATTATTTATCCTCTTTAGAAATAGCTGATTCAAGTGGATATATGTGGTATATTAAAAACTCTGAAATACCTAAATATCATTCTATTCTTAAACATAAAGATAAATTAGTTTGGGATACAGATTTAAATAAATCAGCTACTTCTGATTCACTGATATTAAATAGTGAATATTATAGCAATATAATTAAAATGATTAGTAGTAGTGATCAGGAAAATGTTACAATGGGTTTAGAAATAATGGCAAATTGTAATTCTGAAGAATCAAAAACTTTTTTAAGTCTTTTGTTTTATTTTCATAGTAATGAGCTGAAAAATTGTAAATCTTGGAATCATGTTAATTTTAAAGCATTAAAGAATAAATATAACAAGTATATTAATACTTATGGTTTTCATTATGTAGGTGCATTTGATCAAATTGTAAAACATTTGATAGAAGATAATGCTTTAACAGAATTTGCTGTTAATACAATTGCATGTAGTTTATTTAAAAATGTATTTGAAGGACAGTATGGTGTTAAAGCTAATTCAGTATTTAAAATAGATCCATCCTCTTTAATTTTAAGAGATGAATTTAGTAAGAAAATATTAAGTACTGATATAAATAAAATTAAATATAAGGAGGAAAGTCCTTTACCATTTTAAATAAGGGGGTGTTGAAGCACATAAGTCCAGACGTGGCAGGATGAGCTTAATAACCCATAACACATTTGCGTGGTGCAGAGGTTGCCCCTTTTTAATTTATTAGTAATGTAAGTAACGCTGGTGTACACAGTTCTGGATTTAGGTTACCTGCAAAATGTTTGTCTGTACTACGGTATGAAGATAATTAGATGTAAAACAAAAGCCCTAAGTAGGAGTAGTGTGGAGAACGGAGGGAAGACTCCTGTATCTTGTAAGACCTACGGGTCAATATGAACATGGAACGGAGCAATCCCTGACATGAGAAGACGGTCTATAAAGTTAAGTTACTGCATTACTAATTTTATTGACAGAGGAGTTGCCATAATTGTGGGGTACATAGTTGGAGACTATGTATCCCATCCTCTGTTATTTTAAATAATAAGAATATGAAAATAGATAAACAAAAAGAAGCTGCATTTTATGCACAACCATTTAATTTTAGTTATTCTTCTATAAACAAGTTGATGTTTTCACCAACTTTGTTTTATAAAGACTATATACTTAAAGATCGTGAGATCAGAACAGATAAACATTTAATTGAAGGAAAGTTACTTCACTGTCTAATGTTTGAACCTGAGAAATTAACTGATTTCTTTGATATTGTTCCAGGAAAGGTCCCATCAGATAATATTAAAAAAATTCTTAAATCTGTTAGGGATGTAGGAGGTCAAAGTAATAATAATGATCTTAATAAACTTGACACAGTTATATTAGCAGTACTTAAAGAAGAAAACCTGTATCAGTCTTTCAAGGAGGATACTAAAAGATTAGAAAAGATACAAACTACTGAAAATCAGGAGTATTATAAGTTCATTTGTTCTAGTGGTAAGGATGTAGTAGATAATGAAACTATCCAAAAATGTACAGAGAAGGCAGCAATTATTCAAGATACAGAATCTGTGATGCAATTATTCAATAAAGGTGTAACTGATTTTGAGTTAGATACATTAGAAGTTTATAAAGAAAAATGGTTAGAGTGTAAACTAACTGATTTTGAGTTTGGTTTGAAAGGAATCATTGATTATTATGATATTGATCATGAAGCTAAAATAATAACAATTGTGGATCTTAAAACAACAGCCCGTACTCTAGCAGATTTTAGTGATTCAATTGATTACTATAACTATTGGTTGCAAGCAGCTGTTTATGTACAATTAGTATTAGCTAATTGTGATGAAAAATGTGAAAAGTATAAAATATTATTTAATTTTGTAGTTATAGATAAGTATAATCAAGTTTACACTTTTCTTGTATCTGGTAAAACTTTAAGTGTCTGGAGAGATGCTCTTGTAGAACAGTTATTGAAAGTTGACTACCATTATAAAGAAAAAAAGTATAACTTACCTTATGAATTTAGTAATGGATTAGTGTATTTATAATGAAAAAAGTATACTCAGAATATTTTCAAAAAAGTAAAGTTTTTCTTTATCCTCTTCTTAATATTAAGAAGGGAGTGAGATATGTACCTGCAGAAACTTATATTTCCTGGAAAGGTATACATGATGAAGAAAACTTGAAATTTATTTGTTTATATGCTACTGAGGATACTGAAAATTATAGAATATTTGAACAAAAATATTTACTATCTCATAAACTTTTTGAAGAGTATTATGAATTAGAAAATGATTTACATCTTTATATCTATGATTATAGTAAGTTTAGACATGACTTAGATATGTTTAAACTTGGAAAATATTCAAAATTTAGTATTAAAACTAAAACTT